AATGGCGATCAAAAGAGCCTGGGAGTTTGTCTACCGGGGCTATCCGTTGAGGAGTTGGAAGCGAGCCTTCCTACCTTCAGATAGATTCGCTATTCGCAAATACCGAATAAAGGAGGAGCATTGAAAAGAACAATTCATTTGACCATCGACGAGAAGGTTATCAAGGAAGCGAAGAAGCGGTGCATCGACGCGGGAGTGAGTCTCAGCAGCATCGTTGAGGCACTACTCCGCAAGAAGTGGAACCAGGACCAATGAAGAAGGCGGCAATCTACGCGAGGGTTAGCACAGAGGACCAGAACGCAGCCATGCAAGTAGAGGAGCTTCAGGCCATGTGCAAGCGGCGAGGGTGGGAACTGTATAACGAGTACATCGACGGTGGATTCAGCGGCACCAAAACTTCCCGGCCAGCACTTGACCAAATGATGAAGGACGCAAGGCGGCGCAAGTTTGACATTGTGTTGGTCTGGAAGTTCGACAGGTTTGCCCGAAGCACCACGCATCTACTGTCAGCCTTGGATGAGTTTCGCAGTCTGGGCATCGACTTCTTCAGCTACTCGGAGAACATCGACACATCGACACCGATGGGAGAAATGATCTTCACTATCTTCGCAGCCTTGGCACAGTTTGAACGCGCTCTGATTGTCGAGCGCGTCAACGCTGGAATGGCACACGCAAAGAAACACGGTACGAGATCCGGTAAGGCAATCGGACGACCTGTTGAGGCACACTTCGACGAGGCGAGAGCCGCGAGTTTGAGGGAGAAGGGAGTTTCTTGGAGAGGTATCGCAAAGGTGTTGGGAGTACCACAAACAACAATCCGCAGACGACTAAACCAAAGAAAGGAGCAGCAAACCAATGACAACAACGCTACGAGTATCAACGCCTAAAGAGGGCGACAGTTCCCCTTGGGGAACCATCGACAGTGTATCCACCCTTCTCCCTGGAATGTGGTTCGTGTCTACACCGAGCCACGGAGGGATCAAACTATCTCCAGAGCGGCAGCAGCAGATCCCTGCGTCCCTGCTGTCTCGTTGGGGAGACAGCGGCAAGAGTTGGTACGAGGAGGACTGCGAGTGGGCAATTCCCTATGCGGTTTTCGAGGCTGAATTGAAGAAGGTAGGGCGAGGCATCGACGGTAAGTTGTGGACTGACGAGATGCACAGAAAAACGCTTCGCACATGGTATCCCGACCAGTACGAAAAGTTCTACGGGGTGACACTCAAACCGGGGGAGAGCCAGAAGCGCGACGAGGAAGTTTTCTACAAGGAACACGCAGAGGACTGGCTTGTGGTTGTCGCTTGGGGATCTTGGTACAAAGATACTCCAAGGGGCTACGTCAGAGTAGCAGCGAGAAAGGGAGGGCGGCACGGCAAAACGGACGAGACTGAAGAACGGCTGTTCTACGTCAAGCAAGAAACGTACAGCAAGAGGGGGGAAAAGTTAGCCTTTGCTTCGTATGTTATTGACCTGGACACCGACCTGGAGATTCTGAATGAGGATGAGGTTGAGGATGGAGATTGAACGCAACTATGCCGAGGTAGTGGAGATTAGCGCACCTGAGTTCTACCGCGATCCTGAGTTCCTGAAGTGGCTCAATAACCCTGACAGGCATCAAGCCACATGGCACGTTAAAGGGAAGTCAGTCAATGAGTTTTCGGACCTGTTCTTTACCTACGATGGTGGAGAGGGAAGTGATTCGGATATGCCCACACACATCTGGGAGAAGATCCACCAGGAGCTAAAGAAGCGAGGGCTGAAGTTCTGTGTTGTGTGGCTCAAGAGTTTCAGCAGCGAGGACGAAATATGAGCTACGGCAGGAAGCCTGTAACGGCAAAAACCTATGCGTCGAGGCGAGCGGCTTTTCAATGTGAAAACTGCGAGAAGCTGTTCACGGAAGATGAGTGCAACCCCGTAAAGGACATACCCCAGAGGTTCCAGCGAGGGGACACTTACACCGACCTGGAATGTCCTGATTGTGGTGCCTTGTGCTACTACGCCGGGGAGGAAAGATTTTGAGTGTGCAAATTCGCACAGCTGTTCCGGGGAGCCAACCTACCGGGAGCAGAAAATACACGGTTGGGAAGAAAGGAAGTTTATCAATCATGGGATCAAGAATGACACTAGCAGAGAAACAGTATTTGACAGGTCGAATCGAATCGGAGTTCGAGCCGATTGTGGAAACACTGGAGGACCAGCTACTGCCTATCAAGGAGCGGTATCGAACCAAGCTGTTCAAGAGCCTGGGCCTGGAAGCGGTGGACAAGAAGATCCGCAAGCTGGTGCAAGAAGTGGAGACACTGAATCGGCAGTTTCTGGAAGTGTCGGGAGCGGAGTGCGTGAGCATTAACTTTCAGTCGAAACCGACAGGCAACGGCTGTGGATGGGCCAATGGACACTCGGTTGACTTGGACAAGACACCTTTTGGAAGGGCAGTCCACGCCAAGGTGATTGCCTCAAAGGAAGCCAAGAGCCTTGTCGAAGCTGAAGCCCATCTGAAGGCACTCAGCGATACCGTAATGCTGGCTGGATTCCCTGGAGAGTTGACGGAGTTGTTCACAGTTCAGCTACCGGCAGCAACGGGCAAGTTCCGCCGGTTGGCTGGATTGCCTGACACACCAGCGCAACTGACAGCCTAGTGCGAAAGCGGGGGAAACCCCGCTAGTTCCGTGAGTCAACCTAGTCGGAACCTGACGAGCATGGTTGAGGTAATTGGAAAGGAGAACGCATGAACGAGACAACAGCAGCAGCGGAGCTATTCAATGCGCCCACGATTGAGGCTCCCAAACCAAAAACGAAGAAGGGCAAAAAGCACCGTCTTGAGATCCCTATGGAGGGGCTAGATCCGGTGGCTGCATTGGGAGTGGTCGAGAAGGCTCTCAAAGCAGTTTCAAAGCAGTTGGTAGGGGAGATCAAGGATAGGATCGTTGGCATCTTCCTGGGCCAAATGACCGACCAGGGAATCAAGCCTGACGGATTCACGGCAGTCGGTCCATTATCGACAGGATTGTGTGGGCTGAAGAAGCGCGGTTCCAATCTGTCAGTCGATGAGGCGACCGCTATACGACTTCGAGCCAAGGGGATTCACCTGGACCTTATCGAAAAGGTTCCGGAGCGGTTGGTTATCAATCCTGACATCCTGAAAGATCAAGCCGCCATCGGTGCGGTAGCTGAAGCCATCAAGGGGCATCCAGCCTTGGAGGGGATTCAGGTAATCATGCAACAGAAAGCCGAGACTCGCTATGCGGTGAGCGACGAAACGCTCCCTCAGTTGGCTCGCAGCGCGGGGGACTTTGAAGACTTGCGCGAGATCCTGGGCAACGTAGCGATTGTCACCTTGGGCCGGTTCGAGTTCAGGGGTTGCAGCGATTCCAGTGAGCAGAAGCGCAAGGCAATCGAGATCCTAGAGGAAGCCGGGATTCTGTGATCCAGTACAGCGAGTGGAAGTATCTTTATCCGCCCAGACCTGGAAGCGCGGTAACGTGCGACATGATTCAGATGTACGAGAATCGTGGGTGGGTTGGGCAATTCAAGAAGAACGGGACTTGTGCCGTTATCGGCATCGGTCCCGACCGCTCGTTTCATTGGATGAATCGACACCAAGATACCCTCAAGTGGGAGCCACCGGCCAGGACCGTCGAACTGCTTTGGAATATGTTCGGCAGTTCCAGCTGGACGGTTCTGATCGGTGAACTGATCCACGCCAAAGTCACTGACATACGCGACAAGCTGTTCATTTTTGACTACATCGTTCTGGATGGAAACTACGCCCTGGGAACATTCTTCAAGGAGCGACAGAAGACTCTGAACGAGAGATTCCAACCGTTCCTGAAAGCGGAAGGGCACTCGCATTGGCTGGCCTCAGAGGACGTATGGTTGGCCAAGACGCTGCGCGGCAACCTCCTGCACACCTTTCGATCAATGGACAAGCCAGAGGACGAGGGGCTGGTCCTGAAGAACCCAGAGGGGTTCTTGAGGGACTGCGGCAAGGAAGGGGCCAATGGACACTGGCAGGTAAAGGTGCGGCATCCAAAGACTAACTACGCATTTTGAAAGGAAGTGTGTGAAATGGAACTGAGATACGAGGAGAAGAATTTGTTTGAGGATCTGGAAGCCGACACCGACTTGCAGAAAATGATGCAGCTAGGACCGCAGGGAAAGGCCCACGTTGACCATTGGGTGAGCTACTACGCCTGTCAGTACACCGACGCGATTGGCACCAGCGACGCGAGGGTGTACGAGATCCTAGAAGCGATCATCAAAGGCGACTACATCGAGATCGAGGGAGAGGAAGATCCATACCCAACCAAGCGTGATTTTGAACTGAGTTTCGACCACGCCTACGATAGGAGCAAAGCATGAGCGACCACTATCCGCCACCTTGGAAAGTATTAGGGGACGACCGGAACACTTGGATTGAAACCGAGAATCAAGATCAAATCTGCGTAATGACTCTGCCAGATAATGAAGCCAACGCTGACTTCATTGTTCTGGCTGTCAACGCACATGAGAAGCTACTTGAGGCGGTCAAGATGGTGTTTGAAGCGGCTGACGAGGCAAGCAGCCAGGAGCTAGGCCAGAACATTGATTGGGATATGCTGCGCGATGCCTACAACCTGGGACTGAAGGGAGAAGCATGAACGCTATTGGAATCTTGCGCGAGTTTGTGGCTGACGTTGAGGCTGTTCACGATTGGGCCAGGGAGGAGTGGCCTGATCTGATAGTGACGTATCGCA